GAGAGAGACTTCAAAGACCCCGTCAACCCCTGCATAGCCTGCTTGATTTGGCTGACTGGGGTGTTGTTAATCTCAGCGATAGCCGCCCGAACTTGCGCGAGAGACGACAGACCGTCCACCACGACTTTGGGGTTTATAACTACGTTGAGTTGGTCCGTCATTTCTTGGTCTTAGCGGATTCTTCCGCCCAGTGTTCGAGACAAATTTGATCGAGTTCCTGTATCAGGGATAGATACTTGAGCCTTTCTTCTTTGGAAGCAATCCCCACCAACTGGCAGAACGCAAGGATTTCCGAAATCGGGATCGCAGACCTCCCGCCCATACCCCCCGAGGGTCTTGATTGGCTCAGCGTCGTGAAGGCGTGGTAATAGACCGCGTCCTGGTTTTGCAGGCGCGGTCTACTCTTGAGGGGGGTGGGCATTACCCCGGTTTTCTTGGCTTGAGCTTCGAAAGCCTTAACGTGAGAGCCCCATTTGAGGCCCCACGCCAAGAACTTCCTTAGTCGTTTCCCTGAGCAGCCTCTGCCTGAACCTTGTAGGATTCAAAGTTGCCGGAAAGCTCAGTGACTTTCTTGCGGAAGTCCTTCACCTTCAGGAACGTGGCGGCCATGCTGACGGAGAACGCCGCATCCTTGCCCTGGTACGACAAGCCTTCCCAGCCCAGCAGGACCGTGTTGGCCATCACGTCGATCAGGATGGCCTCAGCCAACTGATCAGCCTCGTCGCCGGAGGAGTACTCCAACTGGGCTTCCTTCATCTTGGCGCGCAAGAGTGACTGGTACCTGGGGTTGCCCGCGCGTGCGACCTTGATCTTGGCGGTCTTCGACAGCGGGAACCATTTGCCCTCGTTTTCAAGGGCTTCGTCTGTTGCAAATGAGCTAAAAATATCCATTTTGTTTTTCTTCTGGAGGGTGACAAATAGCCCCGAAGGGCTGGCTTTCCTGGAGCGACTCTTGCGAGCCGCCCTTGGATTCATTACGCAACCACACCGCGAGTGATACGAATCCCTCGGCCGGTCGCTGCGTTGTAAAAGGCTTGGAATGGCAAGCTCAGCATACTGTCGTCAGACTGGCCGCCGAGGGTCAGTCCGCCGTCCTTGAAGCTGATCTTGTCCAGCTCGATCAGGTAACCATTTCCGGCTGCGTCCGCCATGCCGATGGCCAACGAGCTGTTGGTACCCGCAAACCACTTGTTGTAGTAGGTCGCGTCCGAAACAAAGATTTCCAGCGTGCCGCTGAGGGCCAACTCGCCTTGGCCTACGCCAGCATTGCCAAACACGCCAACAGCCTTTTGGCCACGCATGTTGTTGGAGACTTCCAGCTTGACCGACTTGATGAAACTTCCCGCAGTCAACAGGTTGACGCCGTTCTCCATGAACATACCGACGTCAGCCACCGCGTTCATAACCTCAAACGCTTGGGAGGCCGTAGGGCCGCCCGTGAAGGTCGTAGCAGCAACCATGCCGCCGTTGTGTGTGCGGCCGATAAAGTCAAAGCTTCCTGTGACGATGCTGCCGACCTGGAGGTCCAGGGTCATTTTGTTGACCTGGTTGCCCTGGAAAGGCAGGAACTTGCCGATGTCTGTCAGCGCGTACTCCAGTGTGAAGCCGCGTGTGAGAGAAGCGCCATTGACGGCTGTTGACTGAGACACTGCGTAACCAGCCACGGCGGTAATGCCGAGTCCGCTGCCGGTAATCGGTGTCGAAGCGTCCAGCACGATCGTGGTCGTTGTGGTTGATGCCACCTTGAACCAAGCGTCAGCGAAGTAATCCTTCACCGCCTGCGTGGCGCCGACAGGTGGAACGATCTTGAACCACGAGCCAGCCACCAGGTTTGCAAACGCGGAAGTGGTTGTTGGGGCAACAGCGGCCGTAACCAGCAACGCAGCGGTGGTAAGGCTGAATGTTGTGCCCAACCCAGCGGTGCCGTAGTGGGTGTACGCGGTGCCCAGAAGGCCTTCGATGAACGGGTCGTACTCTTTGGCGGACAACTCAAAGTTGAAACCGCCGTCAATGTTCAAGTCTGTGCGAGTCAGTCCTGTGGAGAGGCGGTCAGCCCGCATCTCCTTGGAGGATGTAGTGGCGACAGCGGCCTTGATCGTAGGCCCGATGTTGCGCAAGTTGATGCCAGCAATTGCTGGGGTGGTGCCGATCACTGATTCAGTGACGTAACGTAGTTGCCCAAAGGCGCCGGATGCAAAAGGCATGAAGTTTCCCCAGAAGTTGCCAGAATTTCGAGCAGACTAGGGGCAGGATTTACAAAAGTAAATCCCCCGGTACTCAGCGGTCCAGTATGAACGGCACGAGGATGCCTGTTTTGTGCCAGCCTCTGAAGTCTGTGGACACCGTGCGCTGCGGGAAACTCAACACGGCGGTGCCCATGCGCTGGTTCTTAAGCAAGGTTTCCAGGCTGTCGATCACATCGTCCGACACCCCTGTACCCTGGGCGCTGCGGGTGAACACCTGAGCTGACACCACGCCGCTGTGCCGGCCACTGACCACATTGCCGATGCCCAGTGACTTACCGCCGTACCAGCGAATCTCCACATCCAGCCACATGGGGCCGATCTGGTCCTCGTCGGGCACGGGCCCGTTCTCCCACACGATTGGAAGCGTGGGGAAGTTGGCGGCGCCCCAGGTTTGAATGGCGCCGAAGACGGCCGCGCGAAAATCTTTGGTGTTCATTGGTAGCGTCCCATGCTGTCACCCCCTGCGTTGAATTCCTGGCCGTGAAGACGCCCTTTCTGCTCCACCATAAACATGACGGACTCTTGCGCTGTCTCGTAAGGTTGGTTGACATCCCTCAGTTTCCGCGCCCAGTAGGTAGGGTCCTGAAGCGACTCAAGGTAATACTCAGATGATTTGCCGTTATCCGTGTCGCCTCGCACGTTGTTGTTGATGTAGACCTTGGTGTTGCGTTGGATGAGGGCCATTTTGGGCCGGTTCCTGGCCTTGGCCGCATCAATCCATTTGCGGCCAGCAGAGCTTCCTTTGCTGTGCGCGAAATCCCTCCGACCGTCGCCCATGTACGCCGAAATCTCGTCACCGAAGTTGTCGTCAAAGCTGTAGTCAGGCGCACCAACCCCAATGTTCCAGTTGGCCACCGCCTTACCTGAGAACTGGGGGGTTTGGTTCAGGATTCTGGAAAAGATTGCCCACACCAGGTCTCGATACTCCTGCACCGCCATGGCGTTGATGCGCTTAACCCATAGGTCAATACCCGCGTCGACCTGTGCCCTGTTGGTGACCAGTCCCATTACACCAACCTCGCGTGCAGAACCACAGCACCGGCGATGTCCAGCACGGCAAGTGTTTGGTAGGTCAGTCCTGATAGGGTGACCAGCGTGCTGTTGGACGCTGCGGTGCCTGTCGGCAGAACGATGGCCACATCCCCGGGCTTGTTCTTTTCAGAGGCCTGGGACACGTACTTGAACAGGTTCTGCCAACGCACCGACAGCGCATTGACGGTGGTGGCCGCCGAGGTCGTGTAAAGCCCTGTGGTCGGCACGTAGGTTCTCGTTGTCAGGCTGGCAGCTACCGGCAAGACCTGGTCAAGTTTCAGGCAGTCCAGTTCAAAGAACCCAGCGACTGAGTCCCACTTTGACAGCACAAGGTAGGCTTCTCCGGTGTTCCACAGGATGTCCTGGTCCTGCACTACCGAGCCCGACGGCAGCATGATGTCAAACAGTTGAGGCATCTGCGACGAAACATCGACCTGGTCCTCGTCCTTGTACCAGGCCACGTTGGCGCGCAGTGTCGAGACCACAGTACCCGCAAGGAAACCGCTCAATCGGCTCACCTTGACTGTTTTGGCGGCCTCCTGCAGCACATACTTCTGCCGGTGCAGTTCCTGCAGCCCATCAGGCTCCATGGTTCCGACCAGCCAGGTCTTGCCCAGCATGGTGATCACCCTACCCGCAGGGATGGCGGTACCCGGGCGCACAGACAAAATTCTCCGGTACGAAGCGGTTCCGTCGCGTTTGCTGTCGTCAAATGGATCAATCTGACCCTTGAAGAGCAGGACGCCGGTGTCGGGGTCCGTCGCCGGGGTCAAGTCAAAATAGGAGGCTGCGTCAACCAGCTTCATCACACACCTGTGACAGGGTCGTAACCCCGTGAAGACTTGCCGACGAACGTGAAGGGGGTGGTCGACGCGGTCGTGGTGCCCGAGCCGGTGTACAGGTTCAAGCTCTCAACCAAGCCTCCACGCGCGGCCGTGTACATGGCCTCCACTCTTTGGAGGACATCCTTGTAGGGTGAGTCCGAGAAGCGCGAGATGGTGGCCTTGCCGTCGCCCACATCCTTGGGTGCCATGGCCCCCAGGGAGACGCCAACCTGGCGCGCACAGGCGTAGACGCTGAACAGGTGCACAGCGTCTGCCAGCGCCTGCTGGGTGTCCGTCCGGGTCTCCTCAGAGACCGCCGAGACGGCGGAAAAAGCCACAGGCAAGGACGACGAAACTCTGTTCAAGTCCCGTACCAGACCAATCTCATAGACCGGAAGGTTCAGTACTGTGTCCGGGAGTTCGATGTCGTTGACGCCAAGGGCTGCACGCACCTCATCGAGTTCACAGTATGCTGTCAATGCCATGTGGAAGGCTCCTGCAAAAGGGTTTAGGCGGGAACGATTTCGAGCTTGCCTGCAGACACTTGTCCGCGAACGAAGTCGTCTAGTTCTACTTTTTTCGGATCAGCGGTAAGCCAGACATTGGTGAACAGGTTCAGCATGTTGCCGTTGACCGCCCGAACATAGGCCATCTCCGGGGCCTTTTGGGCAGCCGGCACGACCTTCTTTGGCGCAGGGGTGGGTGTACTCATTTCTTATTTCTCCAAAATAAAAGGGGCGGACTTGAGGACCGCCCCTTTTCTGATCTCAACCTTAGATTAAGCCAGGGTAGTCAAAACTTCGAAGGCTTCGTCGAACAGGCGGTAGACCATCTCACCTTTGTCGAAACGCAGCATGGTGCTACGCTTCATGGCGAACTGCTCAATCGCGCTGTACTGAGCGGACAAGCTGGTCACGCGGTGGATGCCGTAACGTGCGTCGATACCCATGATGGTGTTAACAGGCCAGTTCGCGTCATCAGTGATGAAGATTTGAACGTTGGCAGGCCACTTGGGATTCATCACGGACATCAGCGTGTCGATGCGAGGGCTGTTCGGATTGTCTGTGGTGATCACAGGCTTGCCGGTACGGTTCTCGATCATCATTGCGCCGGCCAAGTCGGTCACCACGTGGGTGATCATGCGCTTGTTGGAGCGCTGGCTCAGCCAGGTCAACCAGGTCTTCTGGTTCAAGACGCCTGCACCCAAGGCAGCACCATTGATCGAGGCGGAGGTTTGCACCTTGCCTGCGAACGTGCTCAAGGCCGCCATCGAGTAGTCCGCATCACCGTTGAGCAAGCTCAGGATGTAGCTGTTGGCGCGCTCGTTGGTTTCCACTTGGGCTTGACGTGCCACTGCCAGACCGACGAGGTCCAGTGTGGTGGACTTCTGAGCCTGCTCGGAGATTTCCAGGCCGATACCCCAGGTAGGGATACGCATGGATTTGTCCGAAGCGGTGATGGTCATCATCGCATTGGGCATGGACAACTGAGCCACCGGGCCACCACGAGCGGATTCAACCGCAGCGTAGCTGATCACTGGACGTTCCCAACGGTCACCGTTGATCGAGTCTTCCTTGGCAATCATGGCGCTCAAGGCAGCAGGGTTGACGTCATAGTTGACCGACAACTTGTTCTCGATGACTTCCAGCATCACCGCAGGAAACAGCAAGCGACTTGCGGGCACGCCTTCACGGGTGATCGCAGAAGCGCTCTTGGGCGACAGCACATCTTCCAGCGTGGAAGCGCGGAAGCCGAACTCCTTGTTGCCGCTGATGAACACACCACTTTGCTCCATGAGCTGTTCAAACACCGTGCCGTTTTTCTCGGCGTTGGTGGGGTACTGGGTGGCCAGGTACTGGGGCAGCGACTGATTGCGGTCAGCAGCTTCCTTGTACATGGAGACAGACATGTCGACGGGCAACTTGTCGCCCTTCGCGTCGATATAGATCAAAGAATCAGCCATGGGATTTTCTCCTTCTTTTGGCGTTTGGTTATTTCAGGGACTCGATGGTGGCCGTTTGGCCCACAGCGGTAGTTCCGTCGAGGGACACGACACGCCACTTGTACACGATACCGGTGGCAGCCGCTGTGGCCTTGCAGACCTTGGGGTAGCCAGGCAAAACCGTGCCGCGTGCAGTCACGGTACCCGCAACCACGTAGTCGCCAACAGCGATAACGCCTACACCAGGGGTGGCTTGAAGGCCGTCCAAGGTTACTTTCGCGCGGCCCGAGCGTTGCACCGTGGCAATCGCATAACCGTCTTGAGTGGCGTTGTCGGGACCGGAGGCCAAGAAACCTTCGATCTCATTGCCCACAGCACACAGGCCGTACTGGCTGTCGCCGATCAGTTTCACAAACTTGTTTAGGTCGTTGTCGCCCAACAAGTCTGCGGCTGCACCGTCCGCTACGCGAGCGGTGGTGTAGTCTGCCTTTTGGTCAAGAGTGACCTTCATCTGAAATTTCGCCATTTCGATTTCTCCTTATTTGGCAAAGCGGGTGGAAGCTAACCGTGCTTGGCGGACGGGATCGGCCACCTCGCTTTTCGCGTCTGGTTGCGCAGTGGACGAAACCGCCGCCACGCCGCCAGCCTTGAACTTGGACTCGAACTGGGCGCGCAGTGTTGCGTGCTCAGCGAGCAGTGATGTGTCGGACAGCGCATCAGCGCCGCCGGCTGTACCGCCCAGAGCGATCTTGAGCCGGTCCACGGAGGCGGCGGCGATCGAGCGCAGTGCAGTGTGTGTAGTGGTCATGGCCTCGGCCGATGCCTTGGCATCACGCAACTGGACGGTGAGGTCCACGTTGGCGGCCTGGGCTTCTGCCAGACTGGTCTTGAGGAAAGCCACGAGCTCGGGCGC